TTTAAGGGGACGACCATCTAAAACTAATTCGTAAACGTTTTCTAGGACCGCTTCATCTGAAGGTAAGAAAATAGGATACTCAGCGACGTTTTTAACCGCAAAGTCTTTTTCTATCTCGAAGCGCCACACTTCGCTGCGCTCTAAAAACTTAGCACTCGCTTCTTGTAAGTGCGACTCCATCACAATTTCTGGGCAACCCGACAAGTAGGGTTGGATGTATGGATAAAATTTGTCCCACGTTACAGTAGCCATCTATGTCACCGAACTTCCCGGTGTCGGCGATACAGCCGCGTCCACCTGTGTTTTAGTGCCAATAGCCGCATTAAATGTCTGAAACGCAGCTGAAGCACGTTGTTCGTTAGCGCCGTATTCCGCGTCTTTGGAGTAAGCGCGGTACAAAATCCAATCAGTAATCGGGCTTAAATATATGTCATCTAGCAAGATCACTTCGTTGTCGTTGTTCGCTGGGTCAAGCTCGGCCTCTGTCATCGCGTGAGCGCCCGGAGCGTCTGCGTAAATGACTTCCAACTGCGCCACGTTCGTAGCGGGCGGGTACACGTAAAACTGTTTTGGTTGGCGAGGGTCGTAAGTGTAGTGCTGGATGTTGTCTGTCTGCGTTTCCGAGTGCCAGCTGGGGCGCTGGTCATCTAAGACACTGCGGGCAACAACGCGCACGACTTTCTTTTGGGAACCGGAAAATACGTTTCTAGTAATATCAAGAAGGCGTAGCGCCGACGGAAACCCGCCGCTGGAGGCTGTCAACTCTTGCTTAGTGCCCGGTACACAAGTGAATGTCGCGCACTTTGCGTTCGCGTCAGGGCGCAGTAAAACAATACTAAGATATGACTCATTAAGCCACTTCTGTAGTTCGACACGCGGCCAACGAATATTAGTATCCTGTAAGATCGCTTCAACGCGGGAAATAACGTCTGTTACTTTTATGGTAGCCATCACTAACCCCCTTGTGGTTGTGAGAGGGGGATTACGCCCCCTCCCGTTAGGTCAGTGATTAGCTGGCTGCGCCGACGATTGCGGTGCAGAGAGCTTCTGGCTTAACAACTTTACGCCCATATACGGCTAAGCCGCGAACGATGTCGCCAAAGTCAGTTTGGTTGCGCAACGGCTCAGTTTTGCTGATTTGCGAAGCGAACGAACAAGCTGTGCTTGTACCGGCTACCATCATGCGGCGAGCTTTAGCGTTAGTCACTGAAGCGCCTGATGTGGTTGCCGATAGACCCGGAACAAGAGCTTTAGATGCTTGGCCTTTTGGCAGCAAGTTGGACACATACACAGTGAAGCGGTCCAACATACCAATTTTGCCGGTACGAATGGTGCTTGACTGATCGCCTGTAAAGTACGCTTGAGCAATGTCTGTTTGCATCAACAACTGACGGTCGCGTGGTGAAATGATGAGCCAGCGGCCATCTTCCGGTACGTTTTGCTCATCGAGTGCTGAAGACATTTGCAAGATCGCGTTCAATACGTTTGCAGGAGTGGCTTGGTCGATTGGAGCTACGTCAGTACCCAAGTTGTAAGCACCTGAGATAGCACCAGCTGTCGCACCTTTGTTTGACGCGTTTGCGCCTGTGGTTACGAACCAGTTGAAGAAAGTATCGTTTTCAATATTGATCTTCAGCTGTTTAGCAGCGTCGTCAGTGAACATGTTCATCAAGTCCATGTCCGCTTGGTGCGCGAGTACATCGTTTACTTGAACGCTGAAGTATTTACCTTGGTCGATCTGCATGTCTTGGTAGATCGGAGCAGGAACTTCAGAAGTCAGTGTAGTACCAGCGCCAGCATAATCGTTAATTGTGATTGACGGTGCAGTACGGATACGAATTGTATCGCCTTGGTTTTTGATCTCGCCTTCCCAATCAGTATTGGAAATTTCAGTCATCATTGTGTTCGCATAGAACTTAGCGTTCAATTTTTGCGACCATAATTGTGGGATAAAACCACCTGAGTAAGATGGGGTAGTGTCGAATGCGCCTGATCCGACGACGGGGAATACAGCAGCCATTTTGGCCTCCTATTAAGTTGGTTATCGACTCAATAGCTGCTTACATGTTAACACGTTATGCCTAAGCTCTAACGCGGCCTTCCATATACGCAGCGGTTAAGTCAGCTTCAAGTTTTTCCGCCTCCGCGTACTGCCCTCGCGTATTTAGTGTACGAACCTTGTTCCAAGCTCTATCCATGTCTTTGGGTGAATAGAGTTTAGAGTTCTGGGTTGCACTCTGTGTACGCACAGAATTAGCAGAACGGTTTGGAGCAACCTGCTTCTCAAGTTCGGCTTGGTTAGGCTTAGCTTCGGTCGGTGCTGCTAACGTTTCTTTCCACATGCTCACATAGTGGGCTATGGCTTCTACGTCACCGGCATCAAACGCCTGCTGTGCTTGAACTCTGCGTGGGCCTCTAAGCATAGGATCATGCTCATTTAACCACGCTACCCAACGCTCATCGTTGTCGATCTGCGGGAAATCAGGCACGGCTTGGTTGAGCCTCTGACTAAATCCTACTTCTCCAACTTGGCTACCCGTCTTTGCAAGTTCTTCCTGCAAGTTCTTGATAACCGCGTCTTGCTGCTCTAGTCGGCCCTCGTATTCTTGAGAGACTTCCTGCGCAACACGGCGCTGAACGTCCAGCAGTTCTTCACCAAATTCGGCTCGATCTGCGTCGGTCACTAAACTGACTTTCTCCTTCGACTTTGTCGGTTCGACTTTAAGCGCTTTTAGCTCCTCTTGGAGCTGCTTTGTTACCTCGGTCATTTCTCGCACCTGTTGGTGCAACCGTGGAACTTCAGCATCGTACTTACCTGTAAGGGTTTTGTACTTTTGCTTAAAAGTCTCTTCCTCTACGTCCGTCGGTGACGTGTCAGCTGGCTTCGCTTCTTCAGGTTCGGGTGACGCTTCAACTTCTGCTACTACTTCCGCTTCCGTATCCAACTCCTCGGGTTGAGGTGCTTGTTGGGCTTCTAACGCTTTTTCGTACGCTTCAATTTCGGCAATCTGTGCCTGTACCTGCTTTGGCAACGCCATATGGTTCTCCTCAAAGCACCAACTCTGTTACACAGCGCCCGTAGGTAGGCTGCTCCCGTATATGGTGTGCTTCATCGTGCTCTTACGAGCGGTTTACTACCTTCGCCGCTTCTTCAACGGACTCCAGTAGGTCTTCAAATGCTTCTGCACGTCCTTGCAACCGGTGGACTGAAACCATATCGGTTGCGCTCACTAGACGAGCTTTGGCTTTCTCTGCTTCGGCCTTAAAAAGACCTAACAGCGACGTTTCACCTGTTTCTTTAAGTCTCAACAGTGCTTTTACGTGCTGCTGATCACAAAGATTCAAGTCAATCATGTCATAAATCTATTCTATATCTGTTAACGTGTCAACACGTGTGCGTGCTACTGGCCGTTAGGACGTGGACTCATGGTGTTATCTTGCCGTCCACCTTTAGGAGTTCCGTCTTCCTGTAGCTGCGCGGCCTGCTCTTGAGCCTGCATCTGCTGCATCATCATCTGCTGCTGTTGAGCTAACTCTTGCTGCTTCTGAACATCTTCTCGGCTAGGGACAAGGCGGTCAACATTGGTGTTAAGATTACCGGCCAAATCGCGGAGGAGTTCAGCCGTACCCGGCAAGCCAACAATCTGCTGTGCAACCGGACTTTCCAGAATAAGACGGAGGAAGTCAGTCTTACGGACAGCTTCAGCTTCCTTAACGACCAACGACATCGCGCCCGTTGCCACAATTTGGACATCGCCAATAAGGTCTGGGTCATCTGAATACCTTAAATTTCTCTGATACTGACGCTCTAGCATTGGCCGCATCACGTCATGGTCGATGTTGCTAATGACCTGTTTTATGCTCTTACCAGCGTTCGACATAAGCATAGACAGCCCCGAGGACGTACGTCCTGCGCCCGGAACGTGCTGGCCGGTCATATAACGCGGAATACCTGATACCTCGTCAGAGATCGCCATAAAGCGGTCAAACACGCCCATAAGCTCAGCAGCGTTAGAATTTGGCTGAAAAAATGTCATAGGCTGCGTCGAATCCGCGTAGTCCGACTGTTTGAATTGCCAAATCTTCCAAGGGTACATCTGAGTGATGTCTTCACCGGCGGGAAGGCGACTAATATTTACGCCGACCTGTGGACCGGAGCTAATACCCATATTATTTGCTAACGCCCGAGCAGCTGCGTTGCACATATTCTGAGCGTCCATACAAAGGTCGGCGACCCCGTTACCGTCGATACGGCCCGGAACCTTTTCAAAAGATGTCATGTAGTAGGGCTTGCGCCCCAATGGATCGTAGTTAAGCACCGCACGAACAACGATGTTGTCGACCATCCATACTTCACAGGGGTAGGATTTCTGCGGGTCTTCTATCTCTTCGGGGCTTAGCCCCCACTCGATTAAAATGCTGCCGGGTATGGTGTCCCACAGTTGTAGTGCGGCTACTAAGTCTTTACTGGCCTCATCAAAATCTTGATCGGTGACTTCTTCCATAAGGTCGTCGTTATGATCTAGCCAAGCAAAGCCCCCCGACCCAAAATCGGTAAGGATCGAACGTACAGCGTCTTCGTCGTAGCCCTCAACGCCGAGCATATTCTCAACGTCGTCTCGTGTCAGGTGGTGTAGCTCCGCAACGGGCATTGAGTGAATATCATCACCCCATGGCATCCAGTAGAATTTGAACGGGTCGACGCGTTCCCACTCATCACGGAGTACGTCGACCACGCCCAACCCGCCCTCAACGTATTTCATCGCTTTGCGTTTGCGTGGAATCGGCCCTTTAAGAACCGCGTAAGGAAATGTGGCTATGTCGTTCGTGAACTCGAACAGAGCCTTGGTAAAGCCCCCCTCAAGCATCTGGTCTTCCATTTTGGTTTCCATCCGCTCGACGCGCTTTT